GGTTGCCGAAGAAGAAGCCAAAGGAGTGAATATCCACTCACAGGATAGTCTGAATCATATTGCTGACATCAGCAAAAAGATAGATTCCGAAACCAAGGTAGAGACCAAAGGCGGTCAAGAAGCGTTTGGAAAGTGGTTAGGAATAGTAATCGGTTGCTTTATTGCGATATTAGTTATATATTTGCTGAAGAAATTAAGAGTTAGTTAATGTTTGGTGTAGATGTTGACTGCCTATTGATAGATACAGAGCGGCATAAAAGAAAAAGCCGCACAGATTAAGTTAAACAAGATTTTGAACAAAACGAATGATGCTATGTAGTTGCACGGCTTTTACAAGTCAAACAACTATGTAGCATTTTTGTTTTATGAGAAGGGATATTTTTGAAAGAATATTGGATAATGTGTGTAATGCAACTGAATTGAGTGCCGAAAGTGTGAAATCCTGCAACAAAGAAGAATGTGTTGATGCAAGATACCTTGTCATTGCCATACTCTCTGAAAGGTATTCAGACAGGCAGATTGCAGAGGTAAGCGGTTGGAGTTACCAATTAGTCAACAAGGCGAGAAACAATTTTCATGAGAGGTGTAAATATCGGTGGGGGTTGAAGGAAATGTACAAGGAATTGTCTATATTTGCATAAGCTAAAGTTCCACCTTTAGCCACGAAAGTATTTTTTAATACCAAAGGAGTGTTATCAGCACTCCTTTTTTTGTCTCCAAACTTTCCACGAACTATCCACGAATTACTTTATCTACCACGGACTTATGGGGTTCTTTGCATATCGACCAACGAAGGTCGTGTATGTCTAATTATTAATCTTTGAAATTATGATTAAAGAACAAGGTAGCTTCGTCCGTGAATGTGGCGAAAACTATGGTAGTTACAACGACAGAGGTAACTACAATCGTACAGACCGAACACTGGGTGTGTTGGGTACTGTATTCGGTTCGGCTGCTTTATTGGCTTTGTGGAATCGCAATGGTAATGGTGGTCTCGGTAATTTGTTTGGCGGTGGTGGCTCTTCAAGCGGTGTTCCGACCAACGTAAATATCAATGGTGGCTTGGGTGGCGGTTGTGTTGCTCCTACTACTTTCGAGGTGTACCAACACGAATGTGATGATGTCTTGGCGTTGACTAACACATTGTGGGGCCAAAAGGTGAACACTTTGGAATTGTTGGCAGCACAGCGCAATACCGACATTGCTGAAAAGTTCGGATTGTATCAGAGCCAAATCACAGCAGACTTCAACTTGTACAAGGACAACCGAGACAACATTGACCGTGTAAACAACCGTATCAACGATGAGCTGTTCTCTCAGTACAAGTACACCCGTGACAAAGACGATGAAATTCGTGCGGAATTGTCGGCATTAAAGTCGGAAGTAGCTGTTAATTCAGCGGTTCGCCCGTACCAAGACAAACTAATAACCTGCGAAATTGAGAAGGCTTACACAGCCGCTATCAACTACGTTGACCGCAGATTGTGTAGAGTTCCGCAAGGTGTAGTTGTATTACCGAATACTGAGGTTACGGGTTTCGGTTGTGGTTGCAATGGGAGTAACACCCAAGCAGGTGCAGCTTAACCTATCACGAGAAATTCCAAAGAAGAAATCAAGACGTAAAACAAAGAAGGGTGGTTAAATCCACCCTCCGACAAGCTAACCAAGGTAAATTATGGCAGGAAATAACATATTTATCAACAATGACCCGTTGTTAGGCTCACGGGATTATTCAAGTGACATCGCTATGATGGAGAAAGAGCTTGAAATGCGACAGGCAAAGTTGGCTCAGTACAAGCAACAGATGATGCAGCAACAGCAGCCACAGCAAAGTCAGACACCCGTTTGGGACGAGATTGATTCCATCGTGCAAGGTATGACCGAAAAGGAGTATCAGATTGTAACGTCCAATGAGGAATGGGTGGAAAGCAATACCAAGATTATGGGATTGATACAAGCGGCACAGTTGCAGATGCTAAGACCGATTATCGAACAATCGAAAGAAGGTAAAGATGCGTTGGACCATCATCTTACCATTACCAAGAGAGTGAAGAAATCGGCTTCAATGGAGGTTGACAGCGAGCTTAATGATTTCCAAGAATACAAAGCTCATTACAGCCACATGAGTTACAATGATTACTTGAACATGAAACGTGAACCAAAAACCAAGAAGAAATGAGAATAGAAGACGTAAACAGATTTAAGGGTGAGATTAAGACAGCTTTCCAATCATGGGGAGAAGCCAAGATTGATGAGTTGTTCCCTAACAGCGCAATGGGTAGAACATTCGCCAAGAACGGTTTGAATAATGCTATGAACCGATATGACTCTAAGCTGAACGAAGGTATTGAGAACCTGTTCATGTTCGTATCAAAGGACGGTGTGGTGGATACTGACACCATGATAGACGGAATGGCTCAACTCTTCAAGGAAATGAAGCCGAGCGAGTACGACATGGGCGGTTTCCATTTGAGCATTGGTAACGGTGAGTTGGCTGTGGATTTGCCTAAGAACATATTCCTTGATATGCTTGTCGGTTGTGGTAAGTTGCGGTTTACTTCGGAGGATATTATTGAATTTAAGAACTTATTGAATTAGTGAATTATGAACGAAGAATATAAAGAAATGGTTGAGGAACTTGGTGAACTCAAGCATAAGATTGAAAAATTGGAACGTAAGGCTCAACAGAAGCTGGGTATGCGTGGTGGTTACGGTCGAGGTGGTTATCAGCGCATGGGTCAGAATGGTGGTAACTGGAACAGTGGTCAGTCTATGGGTCAGTCAGGCGGTGTCTTTTGGGGACAACAGCCTATGAACCCGATGGGCGGTCAGTTCCCACAGGAAGATTCATGGTTTGACCAAAGATATATGTAGTCTAACCGAGGGGTAGTTGTCTGCCCCTCTCAATCCTTTACTATTATGTGTAAGCAAGCATTGGATTTATACGATATGCGTCCTATGTCGCAGATAGCGTACCTTTCAGCATATTCTTGGCACTTCAACGAGTCCTTGTGCCGATTCGCTGTAAGTCGTATGTACTACAAGGAGGGAGACAAGGAGAAGGAGATTGAGTACGTTCCGAAAGACAAGATTGAAGAACTACTTACTAAGCACGGAATAAAGTTGGAAAAGAAAATCAACTATGATTTCGTTTACCTGTATCACATGTATTGTTGCTCCGACTTGAAGAAAGTTCCTTTGGATGACAAGATGAAGATGTTGATTGCGAAAGCCATCTTTGAAGACGATGATGTAGCTGACGGTACTCACATGCGCAGATGGTATGCCACAATGGTAGGCAACGGAGAACCGATATATTGGTCTGATTTCTTGAATGATTAGAGAAAGATTCCATATCATTGTCAACGGAGAGCCTTGGTATATTACCATATTCCTGCCGATTACAAGGTATCATGTGAGTGAAATCATGGATGCCTTGTATTCTATTGGCATAAATGAAGAGAACTACAATACAGCACTTGGAAATCTTACAAGCGGCAATATAAACAACGGAATAACCTTTTCAAACCCGTTACATCGTGAAACGGTTTCGGTGCTTGCAAGATGCGAGAACCCCGTTGAATACCTTGGTTTGTTCGTACACGAAACACACCATGTATCCGTTCAAATTGCTTCCGCAAACGGATTAGACCTTGAAGAAGAAGAGGTTTGTTATATCCATGAAGATTTGGTCAAATATTTATATCCGTTATGCAAGCGTTTAATCACATAGACGTCCTCTTAGACCGTATGGACTATTCCTGTCATTCCGATTTCTGCCGAATGATGATAGTTCTGTGGTGGAATTTGTGAACAAATTCTTCATGGAATATGTTCTATAAGGAAAAGTATTAATTATGGAAGTAAAAGACGTTAATTTCAAGAGATTCATTGCCGACGAAGGTATGGCATTGAAATGGGTTAATACAGAGTGGGATTACATACATCAAAAACGATATAACAGGACACACATGTCTCCTTACGATGCAGTCATTGATATAAATAACTTAGTTGGAGATGTAGAAGAAATCCCGATGAAGGAGTTTTTGGAAGAACACGAGTATTTATATGTAGGAGTTCTTGGGAGGAGTGATAGAAAAAAAATAGAAAACATATTATAATGTATTATGGCAGTTTATTTAGCTGCCATAATTTCTTCTATCTTATATCTTCGTCCTTTCTTGCCGATTATTTTACCATCTGTGGTATATAACCAACGATTGTTCGATATTATTCCAATTATCTCGCCTTCATAGGAATATAAAATTGCTAACTTTTTCTGTTTTATGAGTGACTTTATATCGTTTGTGTTTTCATACTTAACCCCAAATTTATTTTCTAAAATAGAAGCAACAATTGATTCTTTTTCTTGAATTTTGGATAAGATTCCCTCTTTAATGTCGTTAATTATTATTGATTGAAGAGATGACATAGATACTTAGTTTTATAATTCGACACAAATATATAAACAAATAATCTTTATGTGTCATTTTAATGAACAAATATAATTCATGTTTGTTTTAAAAGATAAACGACTATGGCAAATTGGCAACTATTTGAGCCGAAAGGCGGTATTTTAAGATGGAAGGAAAAGAATGATTCGCTAACCAATCTTGGGGAATCCTTCGTCTGCTACTCGTTCACGCCTATTGAAATCAACCTTGATATTGTCGATGGCGAGGTAGAGATTATATCGTTTGAAGACTACAAGAAAGAATGTCCAGAGTTGAGGTATTTGGAATAATTTGATGTACGTTTGGAGACGGGGAGGTTTTTAAGCCTCCCCTATTTGTTTAATCAGAAAGGAAGATCATCACCCTCTTTTTGTTCGGATGGCTGTGGAGCGGGTTGTGAAGGTTGAGGTGTGGAATCGGATGTTCCTTTTGGTGTAAGAAACTCCAAAGATTCAACGATAAGATCAGTTACGTTCTTCTTTTCACCCTTATCCTCGTATTCACGGGTTTTTAGCTTACCTGTGATACATACTTTATTACCTTTCTTCAAGTATTGTTCAACAACGCCACAAAGACCAGATTGTTTCACTACACATCTGAACCATTCGGTATGATCGGGAATTGTCTTTCCGTCTTTTGTTGTATAACCACGTTCAGTTACTCCTACATTAAAGTTAGCTACCTTTCCTCCATTGTCGAAGGACTTTACTACCGGGTCTGATCCCAAGTTTCCTGTAATTACTACTAATTGCATAATTCTTATACGTTATATTTATCAATTAAATGATTCTTACTGAAATAAATTCTATTCTCTTTATCTACTTTCCTACCCCAAGCAGCCGCTCTCATAAGAGCCAATGTGTACCATTCCCTTTCCCATTGTTTGGTAAGGAAATCCACTTTTAATGCTTGGAGATAGAATTTCTCATTCGCATCTGTTATTATCATTTGTTCAGAACATTAAAGACCGATGAGTCAAGGTTTTTCATGTTGCATTGTGAAGGGAATGTCTTGATATAGTTGTAGAACTTGAACATACGCAAGTCATCTTCACCGCATCGGTCAATTAGTAACTTTATAAACTCATACATGTGGTCGCTGTCATTCCCGAAGTAATCTTGTGTTTCGGAGCTGCAACCGTCAACGGCCTTTCTTAGCTTTCTTATACTTGCTATTGCCGTATTAAAGTTTCTCTTGGCTTCGTGTCTCAAGTCAAATCCATGTTGCTTCATCATTGACTGAGTGTCCATCAGCAATGTTTCCATTACATCTGCTATTAGGAATAGCAGATTGGAGTGTATTGTCATCTCTGTACTTCCTATCATCATAGAATTTTTCTTAATATGTGGCTACATGCCACTTGGTGTGTTTTCTTGTTTCTACCTTTAAAAGAGGGGCATCTTACACAAGCTGCGCTCCCTACCAATGGTTGAGGATAATCCCTTACCGTGCATTTGGTTATGCAGATGCGTAAGTTTTTGACCTCATAGTTAACTATAGCGTATTTCTCATCAAGTTCATCGTCATAGTTAAAGACCTTTTTTTCTTTCTTTGGTCGTTCTATTTTTACAGGCTTTTCCCTTAGTGTTTCCTTTTCAAGTCTCTGGGGGGATAAGCACTTATAGCTTTTGTAATCTTCATTATCATTCGGGTATCTTAGTAGGACGCAATCAATAACCGAGCCTCTTTCTATTCTCTTGGTAATTGTTGTTGCATACCGATTTAACCTTTTTGCAGCATCGGTTGTCGAATTATAATATCCAACGATTTCCCCGAAGACCTCCATGATAACTGGCTTTGCGTTATATTTTAGTTTTTTCATTCTTCGTTCAAGATTATTTCGTAATAACAATCGGGGCATACTTGTAGACAAGTTTCCTTTCCATCTCTTGCTCTACATTCGTACTTCATTCTCTTTCCGCACTTAGGACATTTCTCTGGTCTCATTCCGTAGTAGATTAAGCCACACACGAATGATAGTACAACAAAAAGCCAAATAATAACATCAATCAATTCCATATTCGAGTTTCAAGATTAGTTGTGCGTAATGTATCACTTTCTTTATATCCTCTGCGCCATTCTTTTGTTTATGACGGGCAGCATATTTCACAATGCAGCCTTCCATAAATCCGAGATTGTTTGCGTGGATAAACTCTATCGGTTGGATTTTCAAATCCTTGTAGTGAGTTCCACCTACTTGGGTTTCCAACGGGTTATTTGCCTGTACTGCCGTATCCTCCATCTCCACGTTCCGTTTTAGTTAATTCATCTGTTTCTTCAAATTCAATCAGGGGATAAGGTAAAATAATCATTTGACCAACTCTTTCTCCTACCATATACATCTCTCCCCCTTGTTTTTGCGGCTTAAACTTAAACGAGACCTCTCCACGATAACCGCTGTCCAGAACTCCAACAGAGTTAGATAGAAGCAAATCTTTCTTGGCATTACTGCTTCGTGGGAATAACAACCCTACATATCCTTCAGGTATCTCGAAAGCAAGTCCTGTACCATAACATACATTACTGCCTTCAACCCATACTCTTGTTGCGGTTAAATCCATTCCAGCGTCTCCTTTTTTTGCATACTGAGGGATTACTGCATCTTTGTGTAATTTCTTAATCTTTACTTTCATATTAAATATTTTACTTGATTATTCTTCTATTCATTGCTATACAAGCCATAATGCTTTTCTCTTTGGCGGTATGGCTCATGTATTCCTTGGATTTATATAATCCAAATTCTCTTGCTTTTCTCACGATAGTCCTTTCCGAACATCCAAGGATACCGACCAATTCTTCATTACTGGTGTTCGGGTAGTATCTTTTCAGATCGGTAATCATATTTGCACTCCAAAAGACACAAGGGTGCCCACGGGAACGCTTCATTAACTGTCCGTTACTATTCATGTACACTTGCGGGTGGTATTTGTCGTATGATTTCTTCTTTTGAGCTTTATGACATTCCTTGCATCGGTATTTATCAGAGCCATAGAACGCATCTTCGGGAAGATCCCTTTTGCATGTTGAACATCTCATTCAAACATCTTCTTTACAAATTCAACAAACTTGATTATTCCAATGATAGCGAACACTATTACTGTCGCTACGAATGCGTATGTAAGGATTAGTATCATTTCGTTTCCTCCTTTAATTTATACGGTTCAATGTCGCTTAGTTTGCACCAAGCAATGATTTCATCTTTCTTCCAATGACACCATCCAGTTTCATGAACATATACAGCACAAGTTACATAATTAGTATCCAATCCTTTAATAGACACAATGTAAGAGCCTCTTTCTTTCGGCTCTCCCGTCTGCCATTTAATCGTTGATTCCATACTATATCAAATTATTAATTACATACTCTATTCCTGCAAGGGCGGCTTCCTCGTAAGTTTCATATCTCTTTTCGGTAACTCGTTCATACTCTCTGTAAATAGAATCGCCAGACTCTATATTTACCACGATGAAACTCCAATAAGTAGTATCACGATGAAAATCATCTTGGTAATCTGTAATAACACAAGGAGATATAAACAACTTACGTGTATTTCTCAGCCACTTCAAGACTTGGTGGATAGATGGACATACGCAATCTCTATCATCAAAATCGTCAAACAAGTATTCAAATGTGTCAAGATTCCTCGCCAAAGAAAACCATTCACCATCTTCATTATACATTGCGAGAGTGTTTTTCTTTAATTGCGGAAACCCTTTCTCTTTCAGCTTAACGGCTATATCGTAGCCAACAAAATCTTCTTTCATATTCTTGTACTGATTTTATTATTCTTATCAAGCATACCAACGATGCTCTTTGCTTTCCTCAATCCTTCTGCCACCCCATAGTAATAATGATTCCAAGCATCATTGTGCTTACAGCTATCTATTTCTGCTGTTTCTATTGCGTCCTTGATTTTCCTATCAAGCAATGCCTTTATTTCATCTCTTGTCATAATCATTTATATTTAACATACATATCACATTCACAATTCTCTTTCAGTATCAGTATAGGGAATGGATAAGGGTACTTTTCTTCCTTTGCCTTCCGATAGGTCAGATACCTCATACAAGATACTTTCTTCTTACACTTTTCATTGTCGCAAAGAGTGTAGTCGTAACTTGGGAAGGTTTTCATTTCTTCAAGTTTATGTTAGTCCGTCTGCTAAATCTCATTTTCTTTACATCAAGGATTTGGCCTTCCTTGATTGAGAATGCTTCTTCCTTCGTTTTACAAGCTATTGCACCGTATACATAGGAATTTCCCATGTACACTTGTACCCACAGCAGCCACTCACCATCTTCTGTGATGGTGGGGCATTTGTCTATAATCTTTGTAACTTTCATTTCAATTTCCTTTCAATATAAAAACACATAATTATGAACATTACTATCCACGTATCCAGTAAGGTCATATCAGAATAATCTTCTTAGCGTATATTGTTGCTCTTTCCCCAAAATGAAATCGCATATAAAA